AAGATAATCTTAAATTATTATGTCAAAATATTTTACAACCAATCAGATCAGAATTTGAAAAACCTATTTTAGTATCAAGTGGTTTTAGAACTGCTGAATTATGTATTGCTATTGGTAGCAGCATAAATAGCCAACATGCAAAAGGAGAAGCTGCTGATTTTGAAATATGGGGTATGGATAACAAAGAACTTGCATGGTGGATTAAAAACAATCTTGAATATGATCAATTAATACTTGAATTTTATAAAGAAGGTGAACCCAATAGTGGTTGGATTCATTGCTCATACAAATCTTCAGATAGACGTAATTCTAATTTAATTGCTTATAAAGATGAAAATGGTAAAACAAAATATAAACCATTTTAGGAGAAACAATGGCACTAACTAAGAAACAAAAAAAACTTCCGATGGCTTTACAAAAAGCTATTTTGAAGAAACAAAAACAAACCAAAAAAAAGAGGAGAAAATAATGCCTGGACATTACGGTGGCGGAATGATGAAGCCAAAGAAAAAAAAGAAGAAAAAAAGAAAAGGTAAAAAAAGAAAATAATGGTTAAGGTCGCATCAATAAAGAATATTATTAAAGACCTGACACCGAGACAACAAAAGACCATGCGATCTCATGCTAGACACCATAGTCTTAAACACATGAGATCAATGGCAAGATTAATGAGTGGTGCTGGTGGAAGAAGAAAAAGAACATTTGCACAAGCACATACGATTGCAATGAGGAGAGTAGGAAAGTGATTGGATTTACTACATCAACAACTTTAAGAGAAATGATTAATAAATTTTCTATGAAAAAAAGGAGAAGAAGAAGTGGCAAGAAAAAGAAAAAGAAGAAAAGTACCAAAAGATAAAGACTCAGGACTTCCAAAAAAATATTTATCAGGACTTAAAGGTGCAAAAAGATCAAGACGAGCAAGTCTTATCAAATCTGTTTCTTCTATTTATAGATCAGGTGGTTTCATACCAAGAGACCTATTAAGAAGGAGAACAAAAGCATAATGGCATCAAAATTTAGACGACCTCTATCATCTGCTGTAAAATCTACTTTAAGACGTAAAGCAAAAACAAGAAAAAACATTACTTATGGAACTTTAGTAAAAGTATATCGTAGAGGACAAGGTGCTTTTTTAAGTGCAGGTTCTCGCAGAGTTTCAATGGCAGCGTGGAGCATGGGTAGGGTTAATAGTTTTTTAAGAGGGTCAAGAAAACATGATCTTGATTTAAGAAGAAAAAGTCGTAAAAGAAAATAATGAGAACTAAATCACAAAATAACAGAGAAGAAATTATAAAACTTCACGGAGAACTAAAACTTTTAAAAAAGGATATTTCGGTTCTAAGAGATAATCACATTTATCACTTATCACTAAGAGTTGGCAGAACAGAAAAAGTATTATGGAGCTGCACTCTCATAGCAATCACTCATCTTATATTTGCATTGTTGCAATAAATTCTAAAACAACTTATAAGATAATTATGAAGCGAATACTCGTAATTAGTGATTTACATTTTCCTTATTCAAGAGTCGATGCTCTTGATTTTTTAAAAGCAATCAAAAAAGAATACAAACCACAACTTGTAATAAACATAGGTGATGAAATAGATTGTCATGCTTTATCATTTCATGATCACGACCCTGATTTAGCAAGTGCAGGAGATGAGCTTAAAATGGCAAAAGAAAAAATCAAAGAACTTGAAAGCATCTTCCCACAAATGATTTTATTAGATTCAAATCATTCAAGTTTAGTTTATCGTAGAAGCAAAAAATATGGGATACCCAAAGCATATATAAGAGATTATAATGATTTTCTTGGTGTAAGTAATAAATGGAAATGGTTAGATAATTTAACAATCACATTACCTAATAAACAAAGATGTTTATTTACACATGGTATTTCAGCAGATGTCGCAAAAGTTAGCCAAATAAATTCTCAATGTGTAGTGCAAGGACATTTTCATAGTAAGTTTAAAATAGAATATTGGGCAAATAGTGACGGTCTTATGTGGGGTATGCAAGTTGGTTGTTTAATACAACAATCACACATGGCATTTCGATACTCTCGCAACTTCAAAACTAAGTTTATAATGGGTTGTGGTATGGTTATTGATTCACAACCTAAACTAATACCTTGTGTTCTTGATAAAAAGGGATTATGGATAAAAAGATTGGTATGACCGATAAAAAATACCCTTTAAATGGCAAAATTAAGCGTTTTAAGCGTGGTTCAGCACTAGATAAGCAAATAGGTGGGGAACATTACAAGAACGCAAAAATAGACGTTATAGAGCTAATTTTAGCACATAAATTAGATTTCATAGACGGAAATATTGTAAAATATGCAGTAAGAAAAAAAAACTTTGAATCTGATAGAGAGAGATATGAAAAAATCAAGCATTATGCAGAACTGGCATTAGAATTAAAATGTGGATCAATGCAATAAAATTAGCAGCACAAGCTGGAAGCCATATTTATAAAAAAAGGCAACAAACTAAAATGCTTATGGCAGACGCACAAATGCGTCATGCTGAAAAAATGGCAAATGGTGAAGCTGAATATCAAGGTAAATTATTAGAAGCTAGACAATCAGATTGGAAAGATGAATTTGTTTTAATTATACTTACTATACCAATTTTAGTTTTAGCTTGGGCAGTTATAAGCGATGATCCTGAAGCAATGGATAAAGTAAAACTCTTTTTTGAATATTTTTCCACACTTCCGACATGGTTCACTAATTTATGGATTCTTGTTGTAGCTAGTATTTTTGGTATCAAAGGAACACAGATATTCCGTAATGGAAAAAAGTAATTATATATTAGATAAATTGTGTTAATAATGAAATATGAAAGAATACATAATTTGCGAGACAGATTTTTTTATAGAGAGTCCTAACGAAGAAGTAGGAAGAATTATATCTTTAATATATATGGACATATTTTCTACTTTTGAGGAGAGCAAAAAACATATTGAACAATTTGAATCTCATGGTTTAAAAGTTGTAGATTATGAGGTAAAGTTTCGACCATTAAAAAGTCATGAAGATTCAGACCACACAAAATTTACTAAGCACTAAATATATTTTTTTAAAATAAACAAAGCTATCAACCACATAAGGGAAAAAGACATTGCTTGTTGCAAATCCCATACAACGTCATTATCTAAATACATTAAAATATTAATACCAATAACAGAACTAAAATAAAGCATGATATGATCCAACATTTGTATTGATTATAAATATTCGATATTTTTTTCAATATTTTATTTGTATTCAATGGGTATCCAAAAATAATCATTTATCCCTACCTTGTAGTTGTAGCTCTCTTTTAAGCTCACTTTGAAGCAAAGTAATCTCAGTATTTTTATTATAATAATCTGTCTTGGCTTGTAGATAAAGTTTATCAGCATTTATATTTTTTGATTTTTGTTGCAGCCATCTTGGATCAGTAATAATTAAGTTTTCTAATTCTTTAACAGTTGCTTTCATATTTGTTTTTTTTATTTCAAAATATAAACTGGCTTGAAGTGTTTTCATATTCTTTTCTTCTTCCAATAATATTCCGTAATAATGATTCATCAAATCACTTTTTTTATTCAAATCAGATATGAGGTTTCTTGTGTTAAAATATAAATAATCTTCTTTGTGTTTCATGTTATATCCTAGAAATCTAGATCATCATCAAGTTCATGTATTTTTTTATGATCTTGATAATTAACTGGTTGAGAATTTTCTGGTGCTGCTGGTTGAGCTTCTGTCATTTGTGTTGGTGTGTATTGTGGCATTGATTGAGATATTGGTTTCATGCCGTCAAAACTTCTTTTGTAATTATTTTTCACAAAATAATATATGAATTTTCTTTGCTTTGTGGCATTTCCATACTTTGGCATCTCATCACTTTCAACATCAACAGAACCAAGTTTAAGTTCACAACCTTGATTAAATTTTTCTTGAACGTGTTTTTCATTTAACCAATTACCAAATTGACTTATAAAATATTTTTTTTTGGTAAAAGTATCTCTATATGAAGTTTTGCTTGATGCTTGATATTCAAACTTTGGTGGCTTTTTACCAGTTTCGTTTAAATATACTTCTAAACCTATAAAAGGTTCTTTTTTGTTATTGTACATTTGCTCTCCTTTTCGCTAGTTGTTTTTTCCATTCTTTTGTTCTACTTGCAAAATCAGCTTCAATTTTATCCAAGTATTGACAAGCTCTGAATGCTTTTAGATATTTATTACTTATTTTAAAATATCTAATTTCAACATCTTTACTTGGTTCTTTTGGCACATTTATTATTGCAAGTTTTGATATTTTCATATTTGTTGAATCCTCAAATAATTTTTTGTAGGTATGTTCTTGTATAACATAATCAACATAATAATCTTTTGAAGTTTTGAAATCCATCAAAGCATATAATGGTTTGTCATTCTCTGTCCAAGTATCTTTAGTTACAACTAAATCGCAAGTTCCTGCACTATCAAGCTGTTTTGAATAGATTGTCTTTTCAGATTCAATAACTTTAAAAGATTGTTTGTCCCAAAACATTTTAAATTTTTCAAACATTGTTTTAAGAGGTTCTGTTTGTGGTGTAACTACTTCTTTACCAGTTATATAATCACTTGCTATTAAATGAAAGTTTGTACCGATATTAGCTGCATCTGATTCTATCTCTTTTGTTCTAGCTTTTACCGCATCTTCTAATTGTTGAATCATATCAACTGGTTGTCCTTGTTTTTTTAATGTTTGTCTCAATGCTTCAAAAACTACATTTTGTTTCCAGAACATAAGACCACCACCAGCAAATCTTTTGCCTATGGTTGATGTAACACCTTTTTTTGGTTCTCCATTAACTTTGTATCTTTGATACTTTGCCTTTGGATCAAACTCAATAAGATTATTGTGTATATCTGTTGTTTTTGTAATTGACATTATTTTCTCCTTTGTTTTGTTTAAAGTATTTGAATATATGTTTTTCGTCTATATCAAGATATTGACATATACTCATGATGTTGAAACTAGGTGTTTGATTGACACCTCTTTCATATTTTTGGATTTGTTGGAACGTTACGTTTAAATGATCTGCAATTTGTTTTTGAGTTTTCTTCTTAACTAATCTTGCAAATTTTAATCTATTACCAACAATTCTATAATACATTATTTTTCTTTTAGCTTGGCTAGAAACAGAATATTCATGTAATAATTCTGTCAATTTATTTTCTAACCATTTAATTGTTTGTTTTTTATACATATAGTTTTTTCTCCTTTTCGCTTATTTTGTTAAATTCAATCTTCCAACATTTCACACATAAAAAGAAATTATTGTACATTGAAGTAAAGTTACAATATGCAACTCTTTTATGTTCTAATTGACATCGGCTACAATAAAGTTTGTTCATAAGGGTATATCTTTTCCGTTAAATTCAGTAGGATCATAATCGTAACCATAATTTTTTTTAATC